GTTCGTGAGGGATCAGGAAAAGTGACAAAATATATTATTGAGATCAAACCCAAGAAACAAACTAAACCACCGAATGCTAAAAACAAAAAAACTGCTGCCTATAAGCGTGATGCACTAACTTACTGTAAAAACCGTGCTAAGTGGGACGCTGCAGAAGATTTCTGTGAGGATAGGCAGATGAATTTTATGATTCTCACCGAAGACCACTTAGGAGTATAGAACAATGGCAACAGGATTTGGCACTATTCAGAGGAATACTGTGTCTACAAAAGCAGGGTATCAAACTCTGTTTGAAAAAATAAACGCAAAAGCACAGGGTCAGAAAAAGACATTAACATGGTACAGAAATGCTGTAAAGTCAGAAGCAAGTAGTTACAAAAAGAATTTTGACAGGTATATCTTGAACGAGAAGAGTGATAATATAGGTGCAGTACAAGACCAAGATGCAAATGAACTTCGTCGTTATACTGTACAAGGTCACCTGTACATGTTTGAATACAAAGCAAGCATGAAATATCTTCCTTACTATGACAGATTTCCTTTAGTTTATGTCATCAAGTCAGAGAAGAACCAGTTCTGGGGAGCAAACCTACACTACTTGAGACCGAAGAAGAGAATACTTGCTACCAGTAAATTAATGCAAGGAAGAATAGACTTTCCAAAGTCATGCTTCCACAAATATATTCAGCAGCATGTACAGGGATTGATGATTGATCTTGCTGCTACTGAGTGGGATACTGCAATCTTACTACCAACAGAAGACTTTGTAAAAGATACAAATCGTTTACAGATTCCAATACAGGCAGAGGATGTCTGGGATGATACAGATGAAAACTTCTACGATAAAATTAGAGGTCAGAGAGTCGTAAAAGGATATGGAACTAAACAATCTGTAAGTATGGCACTAAATAGTTAAAAAAGATATGGTCAACTTTCCAGAAGATTATGCCAAGCAAGAGAAATACTATGCTTCTGAGTCATATCAAACTTACGCCAAAAATGCATTAAATTTGTCTGAAAGAGACAGGAAGCAAGCAATTATTGCTTCATATTTTGGCCAGCCTGAGAAAGGAGACTACATTCCTGGCAAAAAAGGAACATGTAATGTTTGGAATGGTAAGCAATGGATGTATCGTGGTCAGTCAGCATGTAAAGCACATGGAACAGGGAAGGAATATTTTACTGATGCTAGATTTGATGAAGCTGTTAACAACATAGATGCAGAAGCAGCAAAAACTTTAATGGATGCTGGAGTAATTGAACCAAAAGATGTTGGATACTATATCAACCAACCTTTACAAACTACAGTGCCAAATGGCACAGAACTTGTTAGATATCCAAATGATCTTATTCATGATGAAACTGATTATATAATGTTCAGATTTTATGAATACGTTCCACCTTTTGGCAGTGAAGTAGAAAGACCAAAAGATAATTTGTATGATCCAGACAGTAAAAAAAGTAAAGATCAAGTTCTGAATCAAACTTTAGGTGCATACAATTCTAGTGTGGCATTTAGTGCTAAGGAAGCAGAAGGATACAAAACTATAATACTTTACATGCCAGAAGATATTGGAGATGCTTTTTCTGCTGGTTGGCAAGGAAAAGCATTCGGAAATATTTCTGCTGGAATTATCTCTGGTACTGCTGGATCAGATGATTTTATAGATTCTTTAGGAAAACTTAAAAAAACTGCTGATGGTGCTTTAAATAGATTAGGAACTAATGCTGCTGCTGAATCCATAACTAAATTAGCAACATCAATTACAGGAGACACGATAACTACTGGTGATGTTTTCGGATCAGCAAAAGGTGTCATAAGAAACCCAAATACTGAAGTTCTATTCCAAAACATGAATTTAAGAACTTTTGATCATTCATTTAAGATGGCTCCATATAATAGGACAGATGAAGAAAATATACAAACTATCATAAGAGAATTTAAGAGAGCAATGCTACCATCATACAGTATAGGAGATACCGATCTTACTCTTAGTACCGCACCTAACAGTGCTGAAATAGATGCTGCTTTTATAAAAGTTCCAAAGTTAGTTCAAGTCTCATATATGAGAGGGGGTCAACAAATTCAAATGCTTCCTAAGTATAAATTATGTGCGTTGACTGATGTTACAGTTGGTTACACACCAGACAATAACTATGCTACTTTTGCTAATGGAGGTCCTGTAGCATATGAATTGAAACTAAACTTTTTAGAAACAAAACTCATCTTCTCTGAAGAAATAGCAACAGGTAATCACTAATGTATTTTAATATTGTACCAAATATAGCATACGATCAGAAACCAATATCGTTTCCGTTTTCTAAATCAGATTATATTGTTGCTAAAAATTTCTTTCGTAGATATAAATTAAATGATGACATATTTTCTCAAGCTGTTTACTTTAAAAAATATGCTGTTCAAGATGGTGAAAGACCAGACACTATTGCTAAAAAAGTATATGGTAATCCATATTATGATTGGGTTGTCTTACTTACAAACAATGTAATCAATGCACAATATGATTGGCCTCTATCTGGATATGATCTTGCACAAGTGATAGAAAGTAATTTTGATGATCCATATTCAGAGATCAGACACTATGAAATCAGAGAAGATATAGGAACATATACTAAAGGTTTGCGTGTAGATAAAACTTTTTATGATGGTCAACACAAATTAAATATAGGTGGATCTATAATAACAAAAAATGGAAATGAAATTGCTAGTCCTGTTACAATAGCAGATTATTATCATGACGAGAACGAGAAGAAGAGAGAGATATTTTTACTAAGAGAAAAATATTTCAGAGGATTTGTTGCTGACTTCAGAAGACAGAATCTTTATAAAGATTCAAAAGATTTCGTATCAAAGAGATTAAAACAAACTGGTTGACCTTTTTGACAAAAAAATACCCAGAAATTTTTTCTGGGTTTTGTAGAATTGAGTTGTCAATTTTGGTTTGCATAACTGAAGAAGAATTCTTTTATTAAAGTCTCTGCTTCTTTCTTACCGAACCTGTTGGATAGATAACCTGAGATCGGATCTAATCTTATCATGTAGTCATCAAAGTCATGATACTGTGTCGTGTCTTCACCAGTAGGTTTGTGTTCATCTATCATCTCTTTATAAACTTCAAGATATCTTCTGAACATAGGTAAGTGTTCGTCAACCTCATGTGGTTTGCAATATCTAACGTAGATATTCTCTGAGAAATGATTGCCAGGTTCAAAGAACCTATAAGTACCAGTTGCTTTTGGTAGTTTGTCAGTAGAGAATAAGTAATGTTCTACTGGGTGTTGGAAATCAAAAACTAATACAACTCTCTTGTCACTCATACCCATGAGATCCATTCCAAAACAAGGAAGATTTGCTCCTGTCTTAGGATAGATTATATTATTATGAATAGTGCAAGACTTGTTATCCCATATCTCTATTTGTCTAGACTTAATAAAATGCTGACCTGTGTAAAGGTCAGCAGTAAGGTTAACACCTTTTTTATTAGTCCATTCAGCATGACGCTGAACAAATTGGATGTCAGGGAATAACTCAGCAACGGTTGCCTTATAGTTAACCCAGAGATCATTCATTAGTTACTCTTCTGCAAGTTTCGCAAAGTATGATAACGCATCATCGTCATCAACTACTGCTTCTTCTTTTACAGGTGATGGGGTGGCAGCAACTGGAGCAGGAATAGGTTCAAACTCTTCGTCATCTACTGTAGGAACAGTAGCAACTGGTTGTCCTATACCAAGAACTAAATTTAAACGACGCTCAAGATCTTCATAAGACTTGAACTGATCTCTAGAAGTGAATGACTCTAATGAGTATTCTTTCTTCCAGATCGCTTCCAATTCAGAATCATCTGAACTAAGAGCAGACACACTATCAAACTCACTGCTGTCATAGTTCCAGAACCCTGCAACTTTTTTGATTTTTAATTTGAAGTTAGCACCTTCCCAAAGATCAAAGACATTGATTGGTTCTTCATCTTGGAACTCAGGTTGCATTGCTGCAAGTATCTTGTCATGGATTTTCTTACCATACTTGTACAAGAATACTTTACCCTCGTTCTCAGGGTGCTTAGGATCTTTTACGACTAAGATGTTGCTGTAGTAAGAGAGTTTTCTCTTTTGCTTACGAGCAGTTTCTTTGTCTGCATCTTCACCACTGTTCCAAAGACGACGGTTGACTTCGCCAACTGGATCTTTGTCACCTATTGTGGTGAGAGAGTTTTCAATATACCAACCGCCTGGTCCTTGAAAGGCATGTGAGTATAGTTTTGCCCATGGAACTGTCTCTCCATCGGGAGCAGGAAGGAAACGGATAACTGCGTATCCATTACCAGAAGCGTCAACTTCGGGCTTCCAGAATCTCTCATCAACATTTTTATTGCTGGATGATTTTTCTAATTCTTTCTGTAAGAATGAAAAATTGGTCTGGGATTTACGCTTAAGATCTGCGAATGACATTTAGATTACCTCGGATTAATTTGGATTTGGTCTGTTGCCCTTTCAATTACACATAATAACAGGCACAGGTCAGGGCGTCAACCCTGTGCCTCTGTTTGTTTCTTCATGTTCTGAACTTTGTCTAGAAGTTCAGTAAACATTTTCTCAATACTTGTATCAGGTGTTGCACCTAACATTATAATGCCTTGTTTCATTGTGTCAACCACAGACTTTGCTTCTGGGTCTTCACTCAACTTGGCACGAGCATAAAAAATCTTTTGTTTTTCTATTAGAGACTCTAGTGCTTCAAAGTATTCTAACTTCCTATCTTTATCTAATAGAATAAAATTCATAGCAGATCTGAAACAGAACTGTTGTAGTTCCATCATCTCTTGGATGTCTCCTCTAACGATATCGGACTTAAAAAAACTCATACTAACATTAATTTTGCTCTGGATGTTTTCTTCATAAAGTTTAGTTGCTGTGCTTCGTGACGAAGTTTTTCTTTCAATGGTTTACTTACTAATTTACCTACACTATCTAGTTCAATTTCATTCACCTCACAGTAGTGGATAACCGAATCAATGTAATTCATTTCTGG